TTCACGGTCGTTATCTTCGCTTCCCATACGACTGACTCCTCTATCTTCGTTGGATCTTTTGCGTCTTGCGTTAAGAACTGCGTTTTGATCGGGCCAACGCCAAGCGCCATCCAGTAACGTGCGCCTGTTGCTGGCTTGCCGTTCCAGTTCTGTAGATAGGTAAACTGGATCACGTCTTGATAATACACGCCCATCACATTCATCTGTGAGATCTGTTGTTCAAAATGCACGATCTGCACACCGCTGCTTGCGGCAGGGGGCCAGCATTTAAAGAAATCGAACTTAGGATAGTTGATATAGTCAGATCCAACGTCCTGAAATTCGCCCCATCCTATAGCTGGCGATAGCACTACTTTCTTATTGCCTGGATAATCATCGCGCCACTCAGCGACGCCGAAGCCAGGGTTGTAACGGTAGAACCATTTGTTCAACCATGTGCCTGCGCTGTCGTAGTTATTGTAGAGCATAGAGTCGCTGCCCTTGTCGTAACTAAACACAGACGTGAACGACGGTGTATCCGGCGCAGAGTAATCAAAGCGGCGTAGTTCGCCTGACTTAAAGAACGGCCAATAGGCCGGAACGAAAAGTTTATCCGCCACAGCGCACCTTATCCTTTGCTAGAGCTAATCTTGTCTGCGCCGCCCTTGGCGTAATACCAAGGATTACGGCGATGTCTTTGGCCCTAAAGCCTTTACGAAACAGATCATAGACCTGTTGTTCTTTGGGCGTTAGACGTGTTGCATCATTCCAAACTTTACGTTCGGCCATCTTCTTATCTTTCTGTTTGGAAGTTAACGGGGCGGCCCGATGTCACGCGAATACCGCCCCGCAATCCATCTAGGAGACGATCATACCTAGATGAATATCAGCTACGGCGGCGGCGCACCGTGCTTGCCGGTTCAGGTATCACATCCTCACCGGCGCTGCCGTCTAAGCCGATCCACTTAATGATCTTAAATACAGGAGTGTAAACACGACCATAAACCTTATGTGCGTAGTATTCACTACCAAGTTCTACCAGCGGCACAATCGCTTCAGGATCTGAGTCAGATTTATCCGCTACTTGGTGCATAAGCGCTGTTAGGGCGCGCTTACCACCAACTGACGTTGTTGAGAAACGCGCGTTTAACTCTTCATCAGAGCCTTGCACACATTTCACAGCCATGCCCAGTTGGTTTTCCCAACCACGCGCAGCGCCACTAGGAGGTGGCCCAAGATCTACCGAATCAAGATCGACATTTATCGGATACATCTTCTCAGCCAATACTTCGCCTTGGCCCCAAGCAATAAAGCCGTGAACAAAAGAGAAAGGATTGACCGCCCATACGCTAGTCTTCTCAATTTCAGTCTGGTCAGCGCCGACGACCCAGTGGCCGGTCTTGTCCATCTTGATAATTGCTGCGTTCATAGGCGCAAATTCGGATTTAACCGAACGCAACACCTGTGAAAGATTAGCTATTACGTTATGTTCAACATTAAACTTTACTAGATCAGACATTACTTCACCTGTAGTTTAAGTGTGGCAGCACGGATGTGCTTACCGAGTTGCAACACGGCTGGACGCGGATCTGACTCCGGCGCAATCGTGTTACCCGTTGAAACAGCAACGACGTGATCTTTTGGCAACTCTAGCTTGTGTTTCTTCAACACCTTCTCTAGTTGCGCGGGCGATCTCAACTTCGTCTCTGTTAATTCATCAGATTCAAGTCCCATTTCTCTAAGAGCTTCCAATGCGCCTTCGTCGTTGACCCACTGACGTGTGGCGCGCTTTGGCACAAGTTTAAATCCTGGGATGGCAATGTCGTTTTCAAGCGCCTGTTGCGCCATCTCACGCACAGATTTGATCCAGTCCTCAACACGATCTGCAATAACAAGCGCATTACTGTAGCCCTCTGGCGATATGCTGTTCAGTTGTATCCGTAACGCGCGCTCAGTCTCGCCCGTCATAGCAGGACATATTGGCTTGGCTGGACACCACTTGCAATGATCGCCAATCTTAACAGGCGCGTTAGGACGCAGCGCTGTTGTAACGGCGTCGTAAAGCTCACGCTCAAACGCTTTGACGCGACCTGGCGTAGTAGTCCAACGCTTTACATATGGCGGCTGGACAATGATGCACTCTATTTCAGTGACGCCCTCAAACGCCCAACGGGCTTCGTCAGTCCGCATAGCCGCAGCGGCATAAAACAAAAGCTGATGGTTCTCGACAGCATCCACCGCCACCCCATCACCAAACTTCCAATCGAGAACAACTGCACGATTGCCAATACGACCAATGAGGTCACAGGATCCGAATACGCCAGCTAGATACCCTCCAAAGGAGACGGAAACTTCAGTCTGAAATTCCATCTGTGTGTCAGGATCAATCTCATTCAGCGCGTCAAGGGCAGGGCGTAGTTTACGCTCAATGAGATCATCGCCAAGACCGAAATCATCAACAGATGCACCATGAGATAAGATCTTGTGTATCGCATCATGTAAGAGTGATCCTTCCTCTGCATATTTTGATGATGGTCTTGGGGGAACGGATTGCGCGAGCTTAACAGAGCCAGGGCAGTTCATTACGCGCTTTGCAGTTGAGCCGCCGACTATATCCGAGTGCATTGTATATTACCTTTCTGTGATTTGCATACTAGACAATTTATTACGGATGTGTCAAATAGTTTTTTATGACTGATTTGGAAAAAGATATTGAACGCTACTTTGTTAAGTCCGTTCAATCACTTAACGGCGTTGCGTTTAAATTTAACAGCCTGTCAAATCGTGGCGTTTCTGACAGAATTGTCTGTTTACCAAACGGCGAAACATGGTTTGTAGAGTTAAAACAAGATGGCGGCAAGCTATCGGCGTTGCAAAAGATATTTGCCGAAGACATGAAGAAATTGAATCAGCGTTATGCGTGCCTCTGGAATCGTGAACAGGTAGATAGATGGACTTACGACCGTATCAACATGAAGCCGCAGACTTCCTCTTCTGTCAAAACAGAGCAATGATTCTTGCGCCGGTCGGCGCAGGTAAGACCGCAATTACGTTAACCGCAATGACAGAAATGTTGGCGCGAGGTTTTGTGCAACGCTGGTTAGTGCTTGCCCCAAAGCGTGTTTGCACTGATGTTTGGCGACAAGAGGGGCAGAAGTGGTGCCCTGAATTTGATATATCTGTTGCAGTTGGCACGCCAGCGCAACGCAAAGCCGCCTTCGATTCTGACGCCGACATTGTGGTGACGAACTATGACAATATTCCTAGCATTGATCCCACTGGCTTTGACGCTGTGGTTTTTGATGAGCTTACGCGATTAAAAAACCCAAGCGGTAAAAGGTTTAAATACCTATTAAAGATACTTGACAAGTTTCACATCCGTTGGGGCTTGACAGGATCGTTTACATCGAACGGCCTAGAAGACGTATTCGGCCAGTGCAAAGTTGTTGACCAGAAGTTGTTAGGCCGCAGCAAAGGCGCGTTCCTGCAACAGTATTTTTACTGCGTTAATCGAGACTATCAACAATGGGAACCGCTGCCGGAAGCGCTCGCGCATGTCATGGCCGCGATCAAACCAGCGACATATGTGCTAGAGGCTGGCGAATATAAAGATAAGCTACCGCCGTTAAACGTCATACCGATGCGTTGCGATATGGATTTAGCGCCGTATAATAAAATGAAAAAGGATTTTGTCCTTGAACTTAGTCAGACCATCAGCGCTCCAACGGCGGCGGTTGTTACGCAAAAACTTCAGCAACTTGCCTGCGGCTTCATTTACGGACTGGATAAGCCGGAATGGATCGGATCCCATAAGTTTAATCTGTTGGATGAAATACTCGAAGAAAATCAACGAGCAAACACAATTATTGTCTACAATTATAAAGAAGAACTAGCAGAATTAAAAAGACAATATCCACAACTCTCTACTATGGACGATGAAAATGTCGTTGACAAGTGGAACAAAGGTGAACTGGAGCTATTGGCCCTGCATCCAAAGAGCGCAGGTCACGGGCTGAACTTACAGTTTGGCGGCAACAAGATCATCTTTCTATCGTTGCCATGGTCGCTTGAACTTTACGAACAGACCATCGGACGGTTGCACCGTAGCGGGCAGACAAAAGAAGTGTGGTGTTATGTTCTGATCTGTAATAAGACTATTGACGAGCGCATCTACGCAAGTCTGCACGACAAGCGTTCGTTAGCGGAGTTAGCCTTAAATGAACTGGCGTGAATTGAATGAAGTCCTGACGGACTACACGGAACAAGAGGTATTGGATCTCTTGGAAGACGAGCGCAAGAACGCTCGGCGGTCTACGGTCATTATACGTTTGCATCAGCGTTACACGACGTTGCGAATGTTGCGTGAGCGAGCCGAACTAATAGGGGAAATAGATGAATCCGCACGATCTACTACAACAAGCCAGCGAAATTATCGGAGAGCGCGGGGCTGACTACGGTGGAATTGAAGATAATTTTCAGCTTATTGCTGATCTGGCATCTCTGCGTCTGGGCCGCGATATTCACCCCTTTGAGGTAGCGATTATCATGGTCTGCGTTAAGAACGCTCGCGCGTTTAGCAGCCCGACGCATATCGACAGCCGCCTTGACGCGATGAACTATGAAGCATTTGCGGCGATGTTTGCTAATGATTATGCAAATCAGAAGGCCGCGACTGGCGCTAACATCGGATACAAAAAGCGCGCGGATTTAAAACCCGCTAAGAGAGAAGAGTTAAAGCCGACACGCCGCCCTGAGCTTGCCGTAATCGACGATAAACTGACCCGTTGGGGTTCCTCTGAGCCGCCGAAGCTCACTGGCGACAGCGCGCTGTTGAGCGACTGAATACTGAGCCAGGGGAGGGCAAGACCCTTCCCTGACTGTCTGGCAGCTAGAAAGCGCCGTTGTTGAGATCAGAAATAGTATCGTCAACGGTTTTAGGGGCCATAACGACATTAGTCTGTCTTTCTTTTAACTTAGCCGCAAGATCCATGCGACGCACGACTTCCTCGCGCCGGCCTCGATCATAAGCGTCAGCGATTAACATTTTAACGCCGCCGTAGAGCACCGTTAAAAATAAGCCAATTAAGATAGCAGTTGTCATGCGCCCGTGACGTTAAAATCTTTAGCGCCGATAAGACCGATAGCAATTAACGCAGCCTGAAGCGAAGGCCAGTCAAGCGTCTTAGTCTGCCACGCGTTGAAGAGAACGCCTACAAGAGTAAGGATTCCAGGGATCGTGGTTTTCCAATTCTTAATCATTCGAGTGTCCTCCTAAAATAAATGCCAAGCATAAATGCTAGTTTTGCACCGTATGAAATCGAAGCGGCAACCGCGACGATATATACAATTCTATCCAACAAGCGAGAGTATCTGCGCTTTAACGTCAGCGATACGTGCAGACCAGCCTTTGCCAAACGTAGACCAGATCGACAACGACTGCATGAACGCCAACCGCTTGTTCGTGACGGTCATCGCCACATAGGTCTTGGTAGCTTGGATTGTTGCAGGGCCGATTTGACCGTCCTGCGTAACGCCGACAACGGCCTGTAGTGTCTTAGCTGCACGGCTTACGCCGGAATTGACAGCAAAGTCGAACACAGCAAAATCAACGCCAGCGGGCAAAAGATCTCCAGAAATACGATCCCAGTATAAGTTCTTGTAAATCGCCGCAACTTCCGAATCAGCAATAGCGCGCACGCTCTGCGTTGGGAGATTCTGTGATTTACGCCAACTGTCATAGACCGCTTGCGTAACGCCCTTATTCGTCGGGCCGCCTGGATCTTTTGGATGGTCAACGTAGCCGCCCTCATATTTGAGAACCTGCTTAAGCGCCTGTGGATAGTTCTCTTTCATCGCCGGTCTGCTTTCTGGCTTACAAGATCTCGAATGGTGTCAAGTTTTGCAAACACTTGATTGAGCACGGTATTAAATTCTTCGCGTGTGATGTAACGGCCAGCAACAAGCACCTCGATCTCACCAACCTTTTCGGCCAGTTCTTTATCGGCGGCTTGCAAGTCTTTGACAGCGCCCCAGACGGTATTCAATACCCATCCGCCCAGGACGCCGATCACGCCAACGGCGACATCAAAAAATACTTGATATTCAGCCATCGGTGTCATCTCGCCATCGCGTTTCTGTTTTCGGGGTATAGTGAATTTTGCACTGACATAGCCCCCGTGATGGCGGCGCGACCTAAAGTCCGTCGAGTTGATTCAGGTGGTTTAGGTATAGCCTTTTGTGCGGCGCGTTTAGCTGCGCGATCAATCATATCAGCAAATCTATCGGGGTTTTTTATCATCGCATCGGCGATAATCGCTGCCGTTTTACGATCCGCGAAGTTTTGATACGCAGAATAAAATTTTTCTGTAAGTGTCATTTCGCGGCTTAACATGCCTTTAAACGCTGACCGAGGCACACCTTCTTTTTCAGCTTCCTCAGTAACCGCTTTAAATGCAGTTGGCGCAGGGCGCGCTTGTGCGAGCTTTTCAGCTTTATCCAGACGCGCTAATTCATCCGCTACAACTTTAAGATCGGTAAGTTGTTCCTGCGGAAAAGTGTCGGCTAATTTAATAACCATTTTACCTTGCGGCAAAGGCGCGGCTTTAGCTACTTCCTCTAACGCTTTTTGATTAGCAGCTAAATTTGTTAAACGCATATAATCATTGCGACCAATCGCCATGCGAATTGTATCGTCATTTTCACGCAAATATTTTAGCGCATCGTCAGGCTTTTTTGTTCCAATAAAGTTAATCGCGCGGTCTACTATCTCTTTATTGAACGCTTCGCGGGCTGGGCCTTCTAGCCGCTGCGTCAGTTCGCCCATGAGCCGCTTGTCGCCAAGAGCTGCCGTCGTAAGCGCCTTTGCGTCGGCATAGCCGCGAACTCTTGCAGCGCTATCTGTAAGCTCTTGTAAGCCAGTCATTAGCCGCTGCGCTTCCGCGCGGACAGGGCCAAACACTTCGTTAGCGTCAATACCCATAATCTCTAGTTGACGGGCATGTTTGCCTACAAAATTGTCAATCTTGCTAGGGTCTATTGCGCCAGTCGTAAAATCAACCGCATCTGCGCGGGCCATATCCTGAAGGCCCGATGTCATGGCCTGCCGTGCAACAGCATCATTACCAAAGGTTCGCGCGAACTGCGCGGCGTTATCTTCGTTTGCCAAAAACTTAGATACAGTTTGGCTTGGCAACAAACCCTGTTGGTTCTTCTTTGTTGTGCGTAGGATGTCAGTGACGATACCCTGTCTGTAACGCGGAACAAACTCCGTCCGATAAGTGTTCAGCGCGTTTTCATACTGGAACTTAGCCTGTTCAGGTATTGCGCGGCTGTCTCTGACTGCGGTGTCAATAGCGCCATGCAATTCATATAAGTCGCCCATTGGCTTACCGGCAGCTTGAGCGGCAGCGATGTCTTTATTCACAGATTTACGAACGCGGTCTAATTCGCGTAATGTCGCGCCGCGCTGTAACTCGTTAAGATCTCGAACAGTCCGCGTAGCTACGCCTAAAGGCACATCAGCTAATCGACCACCAAGAATATTTTCCGCCGTTTGGATAACGCCGCGTGTATCAATCCGTCTGTTACCAGCGGTTCTAAAAGCGTCTTCATATAAAGGCGTAATGCGCTGCTCACGAAAAGCATCGCGTGTCTCACCAAGACGCTGACTCAACGCCTCTCCTGGCGCAATCTGACCTGTAGCAGGCATCATCTCGCCTGTAGCGCCGAGCGCCTGACGACCCGCAGCCTCTTCAGTCGCATATTGACGCAATAGCTGATTGCGCGTCTCGCTTAACTGCGCCCGCGCTTGCGGAGACATTAACGCGCCTTGTTGCTGTATCTGTGCGTCAATTCGTGCAAGCTGATCTTTAATTGCCTGTAACCGCGTTTGTTGTGCAATTAACGCTTCTCGCCCCGCTGGCGTAGATACAGAGGAAAGACTTGCTTCGCGGGCGGCTAATCTAGGCTCATACAGTTCAGCTTCAGCTAATCGCTGGGCCACTGTAGCTGTTGGAGCGCCCGGAGTTACAGGAATATTAGCCCGCGCAGCTCCTGAAACAGCTTGCGGATTAGTCATCACGTCGCCGTATAACTGATTCTCTACAACTCGTTCTGCCGCGCGTTGACTGAATGGCGCGAGCACAGAAGGCCCAGCGCGCTCCATTATAGCGCCAACGCCACGCACACCCAATTCAGGTATGGCCGCAGGGCTTGTCATACGCGACATTGTTGACAGCGCACCGCTACCAGATAAACCCCCGATACCGCCTGTAAGAGCCGACACGCCAGCCAACGCACCAAAAGGATCTTGTTTAGCAAATGTCGCGCCGCGTTCAATAGCCTCAACGGGGCTCATAACAGCGCGATTTATTTCACGCGATACGGCTGAAGGAATTTGTTGTATTCCTTTCAACGCGGCTGCGCGGCCCTCCGGCGTTGTAAGTCCAATAAGCCCTTCAGCAATGTCATATCCTTTTGCGCCAAGCCCGACGGCACTTTCAGGGATGTTTCCTATTGCTTCTCCTACACCACCGACAAATTCTTCGGGTGAAATAGCTAGTCTTTCAGCAACATTAACCAACTTTTTGCCCGCTGGCTCCGCGGCGCGGTAGACATCTTCAAGAAAACCTACTTCGCCTCGCGGCGCTGGCGTTGCTACAGTTAAACCAAAATGATCTAATATTTCAGCGTCAGTATGACCGGCTTCACGCGCTTTAGCGCTTTCAGGCCGTGACAAAAGATATTGACGGATCTCTTCATCAGAGTGACCCGCATCTTTAGCTGCTTTAATACTGGCGGCAAAATCAACCATTTTGACTCACTTAAAAAAATCGCCGACATTTGATTTAGGTGCTTCGCCAGCTTTACCGCGCGGCATAGTTTGCGCTGTAGGAGCACCACCGCCAAGTAATTTCTTTAACACATCTATAGAGGCGTAACCTTGACTTAATGCTTTAACGCTATCTGGATTAAGCAGAGCTTGGTCGAGTTTTTCCGATTCTTTAACAGCGTCCATCTGCGTGACGCCCATTTCAAGACCTTTACGAAGCTGCGCTTTAAGAACCGTAGACGCTGTGCGAAGCGCTGCCAAACGCGCGTTTACTTCGGAATCGCTTAGATTGCCTAATGCTTGGCCGGTCGGACTTTTACGAAACGCAGCTTTCCAATTTTCGGATGTTGTCGCGCCTGCGCGGGGTATGCCGCCTGCTTCAGCAAGACCCGTTAATTGTTCATCAATAACACTTAAATTGTCACCTATATCCATACGCGCTGACACTTTTTCGCGGATCGGCCCTGGTGGTAATTGTTTAAGCTGTTCGTCGCGCATAAGTTGTTTTTGAATAATAGGATCAATTTGTTGCTGGCCCATGTCCGTAACTAAACGACCCATATTATTAACGCCTCTTTGAGGCGATAACGCATTAGTAGGCGGCAGATATTGTGGTTCTGTAGCTATTGGTGGTTCGCCAAATCGACCCGTAGGCGTAACAAGAACGTCTCCTGTTTTCATCCCAGATATAGGTTTACGCGCTTGTAGTCGTTCTTCCGGCGTTTCCATAAACCCTTCAAGAGCTTTCATATCTGGTTGAGCGCCAAGACGTTTTTGCGCGTATGGCGGAAGCTCTTGATATATCTCAGCATACCGAGCAGACATCGTTTCAGGATCACGCGCCATGACCGCGGGAGTGATAAGACGTTGAGCCAGTTTAACATCTTCGGCGGTTGCTTCAGAAGTAGCTTTACGTCCTTCTCCAACTGCCTTTTGTCTTTTATAAGGTTGTAATTCTTCCTCGCGGCGTTCCGAACCGCGCAATGCAGCTTCTCTCGCTTGTTCGGCATACATGCCTGAGTAAGGCGTCATAAATTTAGCAAACGTGGTGGGACTTCTTTGAGCTAATCCAGCAAGTGTAGTCCGCGCAAAAGGATCCATTCCTGGCTGCGAATAATACTGGCGAACCATTTCATCTTCGCGCCGAGCGCGCTCATATTCTTCCAATTGCTGTTGCGCTAATTGTTGTTGTGTAGCGCGCGCGCCCATCATCTGGTATTGCGCCAGCATGTTCGTAAAGTCAGTGGGCGTATTCGCTAGGGCGTTGCGAGAGGCAATTGTATAATCAATCGGCATTTAAATCACCCTACCCTTGGCGCGCCAAATGTTGGCACGCCCATAAATCCGGGGCTGTATCCTGGCGCATACGTCGGCCCTCCGCTCAAGTAACCTACCTGCGACGGAGCGTATATAGAAGATCTACCTTGAGGCGCAAAACGATCCGCCATGCCATATGCCATCATAGCGTTAACTGGCGTGTTAAGCGCGCTCTGAAGCGCTGACGCGCCGCCCATGTAACCTGAAGCGCGGGCAGACGCTGCGTTCTCCATGCCGGTCGCATACGGATTAGCTGCCGCTAAAGCCGTCATTTGAGGGCTTGCAAGCCCTGTATACGCGCCTGCTATTGTGCCGCCAGCATTAGAAGCTAGATTACCGAGATTAGCTCCAGCCGTCGTTGCAGCCTGTCCTAAATTAGCGCCGGTGCTAAATGCACCTTGAGCGATGTTGCCGCCTGTAGTCAGCGCGGCTTGGCCGAGGTTAGCGCCGGTCGTAAATCTATTACCGGCTAATTGATTGCCTGTAGTTCCTGCAAGTTGGGATACTGTCCCCGCCGCGCCTGCGCCTGTGCCAGCAATATTTTGCAGCCCTTGGGTAACAGCTAACCGATTAGCCATAAAACGATTATAAGCATTGCCATATTCTTGACTTGCTAAACCTTGACCAAAACGCTCGGCTGCTTTTAATGCGCCGCCTGACCCCGCTGTGCCGCCAGCGCGAGCCATATTGAGCATAGATTGTTGACCCTGTTGTTTAAGAAATTCATACGCAGGGTCTAATTGAAGTTGTTCATACGTAGGCTGTTGTGTATATTCGCCGCCCTGTCCATACAGTGCTGATAGACGATTAATTGCGCCTGCGCCCGTGGTCGTATAAGGCTCTTGAGCTGCTACGCCTTGGCCGTAAAATTGGCGGGCTATATCTTCGCCCTGTTGGGCTTGGCCTAAAATATCTGCGCGGCCACGGCCATAATAATCTGTTAGCGCCCCAGCGCCTCTACCATAATAGTCCTCTAAATCCTGTCGGCCTTTGCCATAAAACTCTCTTACGTCGCCAGTGCCTTTATCATAAAATTCACGGCTTGCCGCTGCGCCTTTCTCGGCCATCTGGCGCGCTTGCTCAAGCGCTTGTTGTTGAGCGATATAACCCAACATGCCACCCGTTTGAGCGGCCTGCGCCTGTGTGCCTGCCGCACGCTGTGAAGCCGCATAGCCAGCCCCGCTACTGAGCGCGCTTGCTGCGGTGCTTCCTAAAAGGGCTAGTGTGAACGGATCCATAATGCCTCTTTATATCATGAGTTACTTAAAAATCTAACTGTTGGTGCCTGTGCAACGCCAACGACCTCATTACGGAATGACTCAGTTGCCGCTGCGCCCTGACGGACTTCTTTGGCGACTTCAATCTGAAGCATAGGTAGCGCCGCCACAGCGCAAACCCACTCGTCTACTTCTTTGCCCGTGTTGGGGTTTGTGCCCCGTAACAATGTGAACCACGCGCATTTTAACTGCACGCAGTCTTTCTTAATCAAAGGGCAAAAAGTTCCGTTTTTCAGTTCCATGTTAATTCTTCGTTGCGATGATTACGTCTACATACTGAACAGCAAGATTAATACTTGGTGCGCTGAAGCCGTGAGCGTGGCCACCCCCGCCGCCCGTATTGGAGATAGAAGTGGATGCGCTAAGACTGGCATATCCAGTGCCTGTGGTGCCTGTCTGATTACCAGTATATGAAGCGCCAACAGCAAGACCACCTGAACCACCAGCGACAATAACGCCGCCGAATGTATGAGTATGTCCGCTGTCTGATACCGATGTAGACGCGCTATGGTTATGTGAAGGTATATCAGCGGTCGTCAGTGTATAGCTGGCAACAGTGCCAGTGACAGCTTGAGACGCAAAAGCCGTTGTGAAAGCTACCGAACCGCCTGACGACGCTGCGCCAGATACGACGCGGAGCGCTTTGTTGTCGTGCGTGGTTGATTTCGTCCAGCCTGTCGGAGCGGTCGTTTGAGCAAACAACATCGCCGTGCCGGACGGTATATTCGCCCATGCGCCGGTAAAGCTAGTCGCCGTAACAGATCCAGTAAAGGTAGATCCGCTAGAGTTAATAGTAAGCCGCGTTCCGGCGTTAGTCTTAACCGTAAAATTACGGTCGTCGCTTACATCAAATATAGAGTCTGTAGAATCCGCTGACATGACTGTGCGAGACACGCCGCCAGATGTCGAGATCTGAATAGCGCCGCCAGCTACGTCAATAGCGTTTGCGGGTGTTGCGGTGCCAATACCTACCTGACCTGTCGTGTCAACAACAAATGGCGATGAGTCAGGATCGGCTGAATCTTGCACTCTGATAGCCGCGCCTGCGCCCGTTTGCGTAACGAGAAGCGCTGGGCCGGAGGTATTGGCCGAGATCGTGACGTTACTGGAAAAGACCGGCGACAACGCCGTCGATGGCGCGGCGATATTATCGACCGTCCAAATCTCAGTGCCTTCGGAGTTTGTCAGTTTAAATTTATAGTTAGCCGACGACAACCAAATATTAGCTTCGCCACGCGAATCCAACACAATAGGATTGCTGTTCGCCGTCGCTGCGGTTGAGTCCGTGTAGGTCGCCTGCGGCGTGGTCGTGCCAGCTTCATAAGTATAGAGAAAACCGCCTGCCAGCGGTATGCCTGCGGCGTCAATAAACTGAGCTTTAGCGGTGGGCGATACAACAGCCATTTAGACACCTACACAACTTGTAACGGTCAGGATGACCGAAGGAATAGCGGGAACTGGACTAGAGGCAGCCACATACGGAATTGAGACATTTAAATTGCTAGAGGAATAGACCAGCTCAAAATAATCGCCTGTCTGAAGGTTTAGCACGAAATTCCATGCGGCGACAATCGCGTCGTTAGATCCGCCGGTTAATGTCACTTCTGTCGCCGAATCATCTACATTGATACCGTTTATTCGAGGCCATATATAAACGCGCTTAGTGCCGCCTGCCGTATTATGTATTTGCGCGGAAAACTGAAAATTATATGTAGCTGTATTGTCTACATAAACGCGAGACGTTGGTGTGCCGATATAAACACCATAAGTCAAATCGGATCCGTCGGCGCGGGTATAAGTGTTGTTGAAGGTTATTGCATACGCTGTGTTAATGACAGCGGGCGTAAACGTCGCCGTGCTATAAAATGACCCATATCGGCGACCAGCTTCGAGAGCTTGGTAAGTATTAAAGAACCAACGATACCACGGGCGGTTAACAAACCCCGTAGCGTCATCGTTCATCTTAACGCGAGCTGCGGGGATCTGTGTGTTATTATCGACCAGATTAGGCATTGGTCGGACTCGCGTGCAACTCAGCCCCCATAATGGCGATCTGGACAGGATCAGTGCCTGATATCTCGTAGACTCTATCGCGGAGTTTCATTGTCATGCCAAGCCGCCGCCAGATTGTGCGGTAGCCCGTCTGACCGATCTTACCCATAGATTTCCAGTGCTCATTAGACCATGTATGCCCGCCATCATCCGACCAGCGTAGCATAACCTGCGGATCCGCGCCGACGGTTAAATTATACTGAGCATAATCGCGGATCTTTAAAGCAGACCCAGCGCGGTCAAGAATGAAATCGTTAGCGCGATCATAAATGTAAATAATAGCATTGACTTCCTCTTGGCTGTAGCCAGACAAGCCAACACCGGCCTGACAGTCGAGCTGAAGACTATGTTGCGTCGAGCGGTTTAGATTGTTCTGGCCTGTAGGCAGAGCGCGCCATGATCGTAGCCATTTCTGCGTTGTGCCTGCTTCTGAATAGATTGTTGGGTCATATGCAAAGATTTCGCCTGTGCGGTAGTCGCCGATGACGATCTCATTGTTGAAGTTCATCTGACAATTCCCGCGTGTGCGGGTAAAGTCATTATTTTCCCAGCCAGCGCGCTCATGCCAAGCGCCTGTCGCTACGTCATAAACCCATGTCGTGTTAGCGTTAGGAAAGTTAAGAACATAGAAGCTATGGCCGTCCTGTTGATAGGTGTAGCCCACAGCGTCAGATAACGTCGAATATTGTTGAATCTGCCATTCGACCGCATGAGTCGAAACGCGCTCGCCTGAGTAACCTTTAGAACGGTAGACGATACCATTACCGCGCGCGTCAGCGCCGAGCCAGAATAGGCCGTTGTCGAGCTTGGCGACTGAATAAGCCGCAAGACAACCTATTTCGTTAAATGCGCCTTGGATACGCGCTAACGGAAAATCGGGCAAACCGGCGTCATACCAGACTTCGACTGAGTTTGTTCCAAATAGCCATACTTCGCGATGGTCTACGATTAGCGTAACAAGATTATCGGGAGAGCCTTCCGCGCTGGCAAAATAGAGCGGGTCAACCGTTGTGGTGTTTGAATCCAAAACCCAAAAGATCTGGCTGTCTGGCTGGTTATACACAAACCAACCGTCAAGAAAGCCACAACCAACAGCGCCTGCGAAGGGTGAAGTAAGTTGCGTCAGGAAAGGCGTAAAGGTCAGCGTGACGCCAGTATTGGTAGCCGTAGCTGCGGCAGACAACACGAATGTCGTGGGGTTGGTTACGCTGGCTACCGTTGCGCCGGTTGGGATACCTGTGCCGGACACTGGCTGACCAGGGTAAAGATATGTTGTATCGCCGCCCGATACGGTCGTGCTTGCGTTCGTGGTATTAAAGGGCAGCTCTTGATAGGTGCTATTATAAATGTAGCCGTTCGTTCCGGCGGCAATAAACATCTGCCGACCATTGTCGGTCATGTTGACTTGACTTGATCCTGAGACGGTTCCTATTGCGGTATAATTCCAATCAGAATCAATACGGTAGAGCGTTGTCGCCGATACAGCGTATCCATAAGCTGTAGTTGCTGATTCGCCAGGAGCCGGATCTATGGTGTCGCTTGTAAACGTCCACAACCCGCGAACTGGCCCTGCGCCTAACGTCTGAAGAAACCGCAGTCCTGGCGCGCGTTGTAGCCACGCAGGCTGCTTACCGCCTTCAGGCACAACTTCAGGAAAAAGATTAATCATGCGATTGTCAGCCGCATTTGGACTGCGGGTGACATAACTAGAGCCAAGAATAGGCGTTGCGACCATCAGTAGTTGCCCGCATAGATGTTATAGCGCTGACGTGTGCCGACAATGCTGTAAGGCAGAGCCATGATGTCGTCAGGGTTATTGATGCGCTTCAGATTGCGCTTGCTATACATGGCGATCCGGCTGACCGTAGGCGATGGCTCGACGCCAAACTCAGGGGCCAGCTCGCAAGCCAGATTGTAGCGGAACGCCCGCAGATACCCAGGCGGGAAAAGGATCGCCGTTGCTAGATTAGCAGGCTGCGATAGCTTTTCTACTGAAATGAAATGCCATTCTAACAGTCTTAAAGGGACTGGATAGATGACCATATCAATGTTTGGATAGGTCATATTGGTGAATATGACCTGTGGGTAAGTAGACGTTACGGTCTTAACCGCAATGCCGTCATACTGTTGCTGATTGATAAATTTAATGCCGTAAGAGACGTTAGTCTGTGGATCGCGGAAGTAAGTCGCGTCATCCAGCAATACAGGACGTAAACCCACAAAGTCGCCGGTCGGCCCCAGCGTGCGGTTGCGCTCGCCTGACGGCCAATTGAATACTTGATCTTGAGTTGAGAACACCGACAGTCGTTCGGTATTCCAACTGTCGATCATTTGATTTAGAGCAAATAGCGCGTCATTCGCTGTCTCTGACGAGGGCGTTTCGCCTTCGGCTAACACTCCGAGGAGCCTCAACGCCCCCACTATCTGATCGTAGCAACTGTATGTCGTCATCAGGGTCGAACCTCTCCCAGCCGTTCTCTATATCGGCTTCGGCCTCTAGGTCGAGACACGCCACTTTAACCCCATGTTCAGGGTGTTTCAAATAAATAACAGCCATTTGTTACTTTCTATAAAAATACAGCGGCCCGTAGGCCGCTATATGTTACGCGACTACAGGAAATTCCCATTTGCCGCCTACTGACGTGAACAACTTGCCCGCGCCAGTAGCGTTAGTCGTTGTTGCCAACGACCCCGCAGGAGCAGTTGTGGTAGTCGTTCCAGCCGTAATAGCGGTAGTCAGGAAATACAAACCCGCCGTTGCGTTAGCAACAACAGGGCCTGTAGTAGCCGTTGACGTGAACGTGCCTGAGACAGTAGCTGTCGTCAGAGTCGCGCCGGTAATCGTAGGAGCCGAGAGAGTGCCTCCGCTGATCGTCGCGCCCGTAATGGTTGTGCCACTTACGAGTTCGGGATCAGAAAAGGCAACACCTACAGGTTTTGTGTTTGGCATTGCCTTTATCCTTTATTAAGAGATCCGATACAGCGCCCAAGTGCCGACGCCGGTTTTACGGGCGCGGTAAGCTTGTGTCGTGCCAGCCGTAGCAGCAATCGTCATCAGACCCTGACTGCCGGAGGTGCCAATTGACCAGCCGGTGTTTGTCGTGATCGTGATAACGCCAGAGCTTGAGCCGTCTACGTTGATTACGGAGAAGTCAAAAGATGCGCCGACTTTAACAGCCGAGGGAAGCGCAGCTTCGAGATCAGCAACCGTAGGAAGCGTATAAGCCGCAGCGCTGGTTCCTGGCGAGCCAAGCAAAATGCCGTTAAGCACTTGAGCGGCGGTCAGGGTAGCCGTAACCGTAGCGGTTGCAGGCGCAGGGGTTGCAAAAAAATCGGTTTCAGCAAGATTGCCGTCACCGAACTGATAGCCGCCGCTGCCATTTGGAATAGCACCGTAAGGGCCAAACGTCTCAAGCGGATAAGCCGCATTTGCAGTCGTAGTCATGGATTAAACTCCAAAAGAGATAGAAAAGGGCGGCTCCGTAGAGCCACCGCTTATTAGCCCCAAAGGCGAACGGCCATCTGCGGACGAATCACGCTGTAGCCATAGAGCACGTCAATACGGCAAGGCAAACGGTCGTTGTTGATGTCATACTGACGAACAACGCGTAAGCTGATGCCATTGTGAACTTGACGGCTTGCCATATCGACGCCCTGCGGAAGCAGAAGGTCGGCGGTGGCGAAGGTGATCGCGTCGCGGTGATAGATCAAGTTCTGTGGATACTGCGTAGAAGCAGCGCCGAGGAACGTGACAGCCGCGCCGGAAACCGGCAGAGCGTCAACCGTAGCGAGAGCCTGAGAAGCCGAATACATCGCAGGAACAGTAACCGAAGCGGTCGTTGACGCCGTAACGTCAGCAAGAGCTACGAACTGATACAGCGAGCCGGTTGACTCACGGGTCTGTGGGTTGACAGCGTAGACGTTAGCGATGGTGAACACGTCGCCAGCTTTAATCGTCGTGGTCGTAAGACCAGTCAGAACAACAGTCGTTGAACCTTCGGTCGTGACTGAAGAGCTAACAGTTACGGTGCCAGCGCGTGAGCCGGTCGTGAACTGCTTGATTGACTGAGACATATTCAGCTCGTCGTAGCCGAGGATGCCTTCGCCAAATACGCCATTCTTGAACTGTTTCGAGATAGCTGAAACAGGGTTAAAGAGACCTTTCATGCCTTCGATCAACGCAGCGTTAGCGGCTGGGTTAACAGTGGCATAACGAGGCCTCATCACCGCAGCGTTCTC